AACGCCAAAAGGAAACGTAAAAAATCATCGAAGTTATCCTCTTGTGTCTTCACCTCTTCCTTTTCATTGGATTGTTTCTGTACGTTATCATCGTTCGGTTTAGCATCATCACCGAACTCTTCTATGATACGACGTCGGGCATCTTCGGGTATATTCGACATTATGCGGAAAATCCTCTCACACGTCTCATTAGGTACTTTCTGTGTAGTATTACGTGTACCCTCACTTCTATCATTTGATGAAGTCTCTCCGAGATATACACCAGCAAATGTATGTGCGTGCAATTCGTTAGCGACTTCGGTCATAAGGACTTTAGCGTCGTCATGAGGCTTACCGCAGTAGTTAGATGTTCTCTTGAGGGCTACTACGTTAACATTATCCCAGAAGCTTGCAAATGCTATCTTAACCGCGGTACATGAAGGCAAGATGTAAGCTGCCTGTACTTTGTTTCCAGAAGCACTGATCCTCATATAGGCATCCGCGATATATTTGATATCATTGATGATGTCTGCATTCTCGGGCGTCAATTGGCCTTTTATGCATTGGCTATACAATTCTGGATCGCATATCTGTATGCTATCGAATTTGCTTTTCTTGCTATAATCACAGTGACGGGTGGATTCCCAGTTCTTAGATAATGATCGATGTCTAGTTATTTCTGTACCAATCTGGCGATTAGTCGTCACTACCCATTTTACTCTCACGAGGTAATTTACCAATTCTGGTTTTTTCTTGAAGAGTTCTGACATGTATTTATTGCCGACGATACGTTTGCACACTTCCTGCCAATATGGAAAACTATGAGTAATATTGCCGTCATGCCATATATTGAAAGTATCACCTGTATTGATATTGAGGCTATCATACCATTCGACCAGCTCCCTCAGAGTGAATACTGTAATAGGGAAATATTTTCGCACATGTGCATTCTGTGGGTCTGCTGCCTTTCTATCAAGAAACTTCTTCAATGAAGATAGATCAATATTGGTAGCTGTATCCTTCTCCAAATCAGCATATATAGACACGAACTCTAGAGGTTCGTAATGCTTCGAATTGATCAGATTTTGTACAAATTTCGCTGGGGCAGTTGTTGTCTCAGTGTCCTCTACCCTGTAAGATATGCGTGTCATATACTGACATTGTGCTAATTGTTCAATTATGTCTGTAGTAAAATGAAACACCCTATCCACAGACTGATCTATGATCTTGAAATTTGGATCCATAATAATATTTGGTTTCTTATATTAATTATAATCACATAAAAAATAAAAGAGAACCCTCTCGAGTTCTCTTTTACATTGAGACGAAAGATAATCAGACATTGAATATGTCTCCTAATGTCTTGCCTTTATTGGCTTCAGAATCAGATACTGTGATTCTAGCAATATCATCTGCACCAAAAGTAACAGTTGCTACTGGCTTTGATTTGTTAATATCTGAATTCGTAATGGTTATCAACGGATGTACTGCAGAGCCATTATATTCTGCAACCGTCTTATTGTTTATACGGACTTTGGTTATAATAGGGAGAAGGTCTTTCATGCCAGATGATTTCACCTTTATATGGAAATCAGATCCATCGTCTTCTGGATCTCCAGATACAACGGCATTAGATCTCTCATTAATCTCGCCTTCGCCTTTCGTGTCATCCTTACCTTCGCCTTTCGTGTCATCCTTTGCATTCTTATTATCATCACTCTCGCCCTCCGGCAATTTAGTGTCTTTTATTGCTTTTATGAATGACAATATCTTATCAGCATTATTTTTAGAGAACTCCTTAGCATTCTCATATATACCAAATATATTAGTCACATCATCAGGAGCGTCCTTTACATCTAGAGTAACTCTGTATTCACCTGTCTTCGGATTTATTTTGAAACGCCATTCAGTATATGTGTCATCTACGTCGCCCTTCATTCGCATGCATTCGCATTTGACTTCTGCTTTAGAAACTTCAGTGACCTTCTCTATCTGGTTGACACCGTAGATTCCTTCTTTAATGTCTTTGAGTTTTCCTTTGTATACGCCTTCAGCAGTATATTCTTTAGAGTCTTCGTCTTCTTTAGCAAGGCTCTCAGATGCTATAGTGTTCAGCAGGTCGTAAATCCACAGGTTTTCATTTTCGGTATCTTTTATAGTATTAAACAGCGGCTGGATACCTTCTGATACAGTAGTAGCGGTATTATCTGAAGGATTGCTTGGAGCGTTATCATTGTTATTTTCTGCAGGGTTATTCTTTCCAGCAGAACCGTCAACGTCATAGAAATACAATAGTTTGTCTATCGCGTTGATATTCTTCTTAACTACTCGCTCAGCTACTGCAAGCTCTTCATCGTAGCGTCCTGCTGTAGCCTTTACTGTTTCTGCTATTTCTTCAAGAATAGCTGCCGCTTCATTTCTTGCTGTAAGAAGTTCCTGTACCCTTTCCTGTATAGCCGCGTTTCCTGTTGACGAGTTGTTACTGATATTTGCTTCAATATTGTTATCACGCAATACTTTAACTATATCAATACCAAAATTAGCTCCACAGAATCCTGAGATAGTTCCAAGATCACCTTTGATAACAACTGCATGAGAGGCATCTTCAATAGCATAATTTCCGTCTGGGAGGAACACAAGCCTCCATTTAGGAGAAACTCTCAGAGCGCCTCTAGCATCAAGGTAATAGCCGTTACCTGCGCCGCACACAATTCTGCGACCACCTATACTGACATTATTTCCGTCTGGAGTTATAGTATATACTGAATTAACAAGCTGGCCGTTATTGTAGAGGACTTTCTCTACTGTAGCCTGTAGATGCTTGTAACGCATGTCAACTTGCGGATGGTCATTAATCATTGCACGAACTTGATTCCCTATCGAAGAACCATTATCGATAGCTTTCAACATAGCGTCAAGGATTCCTTCTGAATCTCTTTTGTTTATAATCTCCTTGCTGAGAAGCAGCGATGATCTAGTCCACTTAGTGTACACGTCGTCTATGTACACGATGTTTCTGACTACGTCGATATCTGCACAATGCATGATTTTATTTGTAAAGCATGCCATGTCTGGCGTAGCGTCCATGAAACCTGATGCACAGAACATATCCCATAGTTTGATTTTTACTGCCAATGTCGGATTGGTATTCATCATGATCATTGCTATTATGTCGCGCCACTTGACCTTGACAGAAGAAGATACTGCAACACATAGGGCTTTATCAATAAGAGCTTTGAACGCATCTACTTCAAATGCTTTGTTAAATTCTACGATTTCCATTATAAGAATACTTCGTCTATTATATCTATTTACCTTTGTCGGTTAACTATTACGCATTATGTTTGAACTTCTCGTTAAAAAAGTATTCATATTGGTCTTTTTTATAAAGAGATTTAACTTTATCTTTCAATTTGAACCCATGTTTATACAGGAATGGCTTAAAATCTTTGAGATAAATTTCAGAAACCGTAATCAGAGGAAGTGGTGTTTTTAATTCATGAATGGCCCGTTGTAAAAGATTAGAGCCAATACCTTGTCTTTGATATGGCTCAGAAACACGAAGCGTACATATTTTTCTTTCTTCCTCTGTGTTTTTTATAATAGCAACACCTACTACGTTAAAGATGTCATTAGTTGTACATAGAATTATTTTACGTTTATCGGTTGTTTCTAATTCTCTGAAAACTTTTTCTAGCCATTCTGAAAAAAGAGGGTAGCAGATTTCCAGATCAGCTAATAAACGTCGTACCCTAATTAAAAGGATCTGTTGTAGTTCTTTCGGGGTTGACTTATCGACTATTATGATATCATACTCGGAGGACGGAGGTGTATTATGTACATTCATAATTATTGTCATTGTAAGAATGTATCAACCATTTCTGAAGTGTTCTGGCCCCAATTAGAATCAAATTGATTGCCTAGTTCGTCAAACGACTGGTCGTTGCTACGGAACTCCAGAGATTCTATTCCAGTGATACCGTCTTCAGGAGGAACGAGCGTGTCCATAATCTGACGTGCTGTAGAAGCATCTTCTTCAAGCTTCATATGACTGTAGTCTATATTGACATTAGTGACTATGCCTTTTCCCGCGCCGTCTCGAATCTTCAGTGCCTTGAGCCTATATAGATTAGCGGCTCTATAGTCTTCCGTCTGGGTTATAGCCAGGATAGTATCGCACGTGTGCAGGATAGCTGCACATTCTGCAATGCTCTCGAATCCAATCTCGTCCATGCCGAATCCCGAACGGTTAATCTGACCTGCAGTCACAACGACGACCTGCTCCTCAATAGCCAGCGCTCTCAATTCCTCAGAGATATTCTTCAGCTTCTCATAGAGATCAGTCGTACGCCTGTTGCGTGAAGCCATAATGCCTATATAGTCTACTACGACTTTCTTAGGGTCCATTCCTTTATCACGCATCTTATGGATCTCGTATCGGATATCTTCTACAGTTCCAACAGACGTAGGGAACTGTTTGATCTTTATCCTTCCCCAGTTGTTTTCTCTAGCTTCATTGAGCATAGCCTTCAGCTTCCCTTTATTATTCAGCACGAGGTCGCTATATTGGTCATCTCTCAATCCCAGAATATTTCCTGCAAGGCGTGAAGCGATACGCTGTTCGCTCATCTCGAAAGAAGCTATCAGGACATCATCACCGCTCTTCGCAGTGCTAGCCGCTTCATTTATCAAGAATATAGACTTACCTATATTGGCTTCACCCAAATAGCATACCAGTGTGCCTATTTCATACCCCTTAGGGATCATGCTCCACATGCATGGAGTGTATCTTCCATCATCAGGACGGTGGCTGTCTATATCGAAGAAATCCATTCCTACAGAAGTTCCTCTAGAAGAAATCTGCGAGTTCTCTATGAGCAGCCTGCACTTGGAGGAAACTTCAGTGAAGGCTGCGGCGTCATCAGCAGAAGTCATCAGTTCGAGAGACTCGCCTATAGAATCTCTCAGCTTCAGCCAGGAGATCCATCCAATGATATTATCGGCTACGGGCTGAGTTATCTCTCCTGCTTGGGATATGATCTGATTGAAGAACTGTACATAGAAATCTGCATCCTTTCCATCAGACTCTGCAACAACTGCAACATCATCTGATGTGAATCCATTATAACTGGAACTCTTCAGGGTCTTCATGATCTCTATGATATACATGATATCTGGAGAATCCTTGAACCATTCTGGCTGGACGTCGTCTATGTAGATAGGAGTCTCTACAAGGAACTTGACCATCCTAGCCATAGAAGTTACTTTTAGTTTTCCTAGCATATTGCTTAATTATCGTTTAATTATCGTCTCGTTTATATAATCACTGCAGAAGAAGAAGGATAGTCCATAGCTTCTCTGATATATACATAATGTTAATGAACAAGTGTTGCGCTAAAGACGCAACACTCATTCGGTAATGCGATAATTCGCATTACTTTTTATGTTTCTATTTTTTGATGCTGTATTGACTCTAGGTACCCAGAATAATCCGAAACTTCCCTAATTATCCCAATATTATATATTTCCCCTCATATATCTTTAAGGATATGGGGATATTTCTATATAGCCTCTAATAACTCAAAATTTCCTCTAATTTCTCTATATTATATATTCCCCTCATATATCTTTAAGGATATGGGGAGTTTCTATATAGCCTCTAAACCTCCATAATTATCTCTATATTATATATTCCCCTCATATATCTATTAAGGACATGGGGATGTTTTGTGTTGGGTGATTTTTAAAAAACGGGTGATTATATAACTATACTTTATTAAAAATAATGAAATCGAAAAAGATATATCCTGAATCAGAAACCGATATCTTTGTAGATAGCGGAGGTCCATATGATGCGGACCCTGACGATAGATTTGCGGATGAATGCGACTTCGAAGGATACGATGTAGAAGATATATTTGAAGAAGGTGACTCGTCTAGTGAGAACGATTACAGCAATAATGATACAGACAAGTTGTTATCGTATAAAGACTATGCTACGCAGAGAAGCAGTACCAAAAAAGTATCTTCTCAAAACTATGATGCTGCAGATATCCATAGCACTAAGCAAGACATAGCCATGCCTTATGATTGCATGGATAATGACAGCTACTTCAATGAAGACCTAGAGAATAGCGCATGCGAAGTGATAAAGGGGACTACTCTTGAGAAATACGAGGACGGTAGACATATACCTATCAAGGACGTAGTCACATGCTTCGTACGTCTCGCAGACAAGTGGCCAGATGACCTCGTGTATTGCTTTACCCTCATAGCCTATTATGGCAAGGTCCTCAGATACAAGTCGCTATTAGATGCTATACCAACGTCTTATAGGGATAAGATGATAAAGCAGCTATCTAGGTCAGGCGCAGAAATGATCAAATCACTCTATAAGAGCGAGGCTACAGTAGTAGATATATTTTGTTAACTAATATAAAATTTAGTATTATGATTCTTAGCAATTCAAACAAGTACCCTAATTATGCGGCGACCATCAGGAAGGTTGACAGCATAACTCCTATACAGGGGTTTGACAACCTTGTATACGCGAGGATTGGGGTAGAAAATGTTCTGGTATCAAAAGATGTCCATATGGGCGACATCGTAGTATTTGTTCCCCAGGAAAGTGTTCTGGCGGATAAATATTTGTCATTGAACAATCTTTATATAGACTATCCTCTCAATGCAAATGCTGCCGATGTTGTTAAAGTGATGGAACGTACCGATCTGTCAGACGAAGACAAGAAAAATCAGGTCAAGCATATGAGAGGCTATTTCGGTTCGAACGGCCGAGTGACTCTCTTAAAGATCCGAGGCATGTACTCTCCAGGATACATCGCGACTATTGCGTCTATGGAGAAAGCCTATCCTGAACTGGAAGGATTCGACTGGGAAAAGAACGACGGCTTTACGTTCGATACGATCAACGGAGAATTGTTCTGTTGGAAATATTTAGTAAAGCCTAAAAATGAGTTCCATAATAAACATAAGAGGAGCTCTGGCAAGTATCAGAACAAGAAGAAGAAGAAGTTCGACTATTTGATCCCGCAGAACTTCCCTGCACACTATAACACCTCCCAGCTCAGAGATACCATACAGTATCTTGAACCTAAGGATGTTGTGGACATCACTGTAAAGATTCACGGAACTTCCGTCATCGTCGGGTACGTCAAGTGCAACAGATATCTTACTTTATGGGAGAAAGTCAAGAAGTTCTTTGGATTCAATGTAGAAGATACTGAGTACCGTATGTTGTACTCGTCTCGCAATGTTGTTCTTAACCGATACAAAGATGCAGATGGTAAGAAGCCGCCATATTATCAGGTATATGACTTTATCCGCCACCACATCAATGACCGCAATATGATTGTGCATGGCGAAATTTGCGGATACGTCCCAGGGTCTAATGAATGTATCCAGAAAGACCATGATTACGGCGCAGAGCCAGGCGACTGGAAATTTATGCCATATAGAATAGTTGATAGGAATGTAGAAGGGGCTGCTGTCGAATATACTGTCGGTGATGTTATTGACTGGACAACGAAGGTAATAGAATGCCTGCCAGACGATAAGAAAAAGTATATAATGCCTCTGGAGAGAGTGTTCCACGGACCTCTTGAAGAAATTGTACCTTTTAAACAGGAATATGGCGAGAGTTATAATGACGCATTGAACCGCTGGAGAGCCGACTTGTATTCTAAGCTTCAGAATTCTTATGGTCTAGAAGAGCTTGAACCTATGTGCAAGAACAAAGTTCCACGCGAAGGCATCGTCATTAGAAAGACTCATGACCTTATTGCAAGAGCTTTCAAGCTGAAGAGCAACGCCCATTATGCATTAGCGAAAGCGTCGCATGACAAGGGTATTGCTGATATGGAAGAGGATCAGGAAGCGGAACAAGCGTAATCCTGCCATCTATCTACGGTACTATTATGAATTAGTGAAAGAGGGTATGAATAGCATCATATCCTCTTTTTGTGATTATATTAATATAACAAACCCTTAAATATTTATTATTATGGATATTTATAATATTATACCGGTTCAAGTTTATGAAAGAATGAAGGCTCATGCTGCAAAAGTCCATGCAGATGTCAACCAGAAGTATGACGACTTGGAATACTCATATCACTTGTTCAGCGTAGCAGAACAGACAATTACTCTGCTAATGAACTATTATGCAGACGAGTGTCCTATTGATGATACTGACGCATGTACGGTTATTATTTTCGCCGCATTGTTCCATGATTCTATAGAAGATGCTAGATTGACATATAATGATGTGCACAAGATAGCATTAACATATATGGAAGACCCTTATGCTATTGAAGCAGCTGAAATTGTATATGCTCTCACTAACGAGAAGGGAAGGACGCGGGCAGAACGTGCAAATGAAAAGTACTATGAAGGCATTCGCAACACGAAATATGCAGACATCATCAAGATAGCTGATAGACTCTCTAATGTCAGATACAGTAGAGAGAAAGGAAGCGGCATGTACCATAAGTATATGGCAGAGATGGACCATTTCATAGAATCTCTTGCAGGCCCTGGCAACGAAAGCGGCGCGCAGCATATTCGGAACATTATATACAGTGCTCTGGATATAAATAAATAACCATCAGTGATTATATATAATAGAAAGCATATATAAAATATAAGAACATGTATCTAGCAAAGAAAACTTTGGAAGTGGCAGGTGCGCATAACCTGAAAACCACTTACGCTACTCCATGTAACAGAGTTCATGGACACAACTGGGTCATTACAGTGACTCTCGCAAGCGAGACTCTAGACGAGAACGGTATGGTGCTTGATTTCAAGCATATCAAAGAACGAGTTCATCAGAAACTAGACCACCAGTATATCAACGAAATCATTCCTGATATCAATCCTACAGCTGAAAACATGGCAAAATGGATCTGTGATCAGTTTGACGGTAAATGTATTCGTGTCGATGTAGAGGAATCAGCGAATAATATCGCCACATACATCAACACTAACCACGAACTATACGGTAAAATTGTTTTCTGATATGGTGAAAATCGCAGAAATTTTTAGAAGCACTCAGGGCGAGGGCCGCAATGCAGGTTCTGCTGCGGTCTTTATCCGTCTAAGTGGGTGCAATTTGAAATGTCCTTTCTGTGATACGGATCATTCAGGAAAGGATATGGAGGAAGCTGATGTTGCTCGCGAAGTAATGAACCTCCGTAAAGATGCTAATATAAATCTCGTGATTTTTACAGGCGGTGAGCCATCATTGCAGATGGGCGCTATGCGTAAAATTATTTCCATTATGGAAAACCTAGGGTTTATTGGTACCTTTGCTGTTGAAAGTAATGGGACATGCGATCCTAAGGAGTTCAAATCAATCGGCATCGATTTTGTAACAATCTCACCTAAGAACTTATGGGTAGACAATGCAGTGTCTTCTTCTAAGGTAGAAACGTGGGGAAGTGCATCTGAGATCAAATGTCTGTATGACACTTCAAAAGAACCAGGAGTGATGCACGAGTACCTGTCTTATATAGCTAACGCTGCTAGCAGGAACACTTGGTTGTATCTTCAGCCTATTACAGATCATAAGGACCCTAAGGTTACAGAACGAAACATCCAAAACGTTCTGGCATATATCACATGTGTAGATTCTCGTTGGAAGATATCTATGCAGTTGCAGAATATATGGAATGTTCGTTAACTCATTCATAACTATATGATTATACTATTATAAATCAAGATGAAAAACAAAATTGTTTCACTCGAAGACGTACTAAATACTGCCTTCAAGAACATGGGAAACCTTGATACTTACAGTAGCGATGCTGTTTTAGTGCCTAGTACATGTTCTGATTATTATTTCGCGTCGAAACTGTCTGAAAAATATGGTAACACAGTATCTGATGAAATAGGCTATTATCAGCAAGATAATGCTGTAGTGTGCATTACATGGGCATACGAATGTGATGAGCAACTAGAGAAAATCTGGGCAGGTATAGCACCTAATTCAACCGTCATAATTGGTATCTTATTGACTTCCAAGTCTCTAGAAGACGCTAGAAAGGATTTTCCACATTTCACCATTTTGTCTGTGTTAGACCCTGTTGATAATTTCCTGAGCACTGGCTCTAAACCAGAAGATCTAATCCGACGTATTATCAATTATATCGGTGAAGATCCTAACAGACCTGGCGTAGTAGGAACTCCTGAAAGGGTTGTGCGAATGTGGAAAGAAATCTACGCGGGTTATGATCCTGCAAACAAGCCAAAGATCACAACATTTGAAGAAGAAGATGCTATCAACTCTAGAGATATCATCTTCGATAAGGGAGAAGCATGGTCTAATTGCGAGCATCACATGGCTCCTTTTAAGATTGAATATTGTTTCGCGTATATCCCTAATCCGAAAGGTAAACTATTAGGTC